TTGTAATTTATTTAGATCAAACGAGTGCAAAAGTAAATCAATCATCAAATTGGAATGATACTGCACCAACATCTAGTGTTTTTACTGTTGGCTCTTCTAATGGCTCTAATGGTTCAAGTGATGATATGATTGCTTACTGTTTTAGCTCAGTAGCAGGGTATAGCAAGTTTGGGTCATATATAGGCAACGGAAATAATGATGGGCCATTTGTTTTTACAGGTTTTACTCCAAAATGGATTCTTATGAAATGTGCTGGTACAACTGGTAATTGGGTTTTAATAGATACAGAAAGACCATCTGGAGGTAATTTCATTAATTACAATACTCTCTCACCAAACTTAGCTTCTGCTGAAAATTCATCAGGAGGAACAACAAATGATATTCTTTCAAATGGTTTTAAAATACGAGGGGGAACTGATAGAAATATAAATGGTCAGCAACATATTTATTTAGCATTTGCAGAATCACCTTTCAAAAATGCAAGGGCAAGGTAATATATAGATATGGCTTTTTTACTAAATGGAAACCCATTAGCAGTTGATGTTCCCTTTACAGTAGGGGATGTAAATTACCCTGCTAACTGGTTAAGACTATCAACAGCACAAGAGAAAAAAGATCTTAATATTACTGAGGTTGCTGACAGTCCAGTGTATGACTCACGTTTTTACTGGGATGATGGTACTGCAAAAGCACTTGATGATGTAAATGCAAAAGATGAAAAGGGTAATTTATTAAAAGATGAAAATGGAGATCAGATCGTTACTTTAGGTGTTAAGTCAGTATTGAAGGCACAAGAGAAGGACACTGCTGGTTCTTTGTTAGCTAAATATGATTGGTATGTTGTAAGAAAAGCTGAAAAATCTACAGCAATCCCATCTGCTATTACAACTTATCGTGATGCCGTTAGGACAGCTTGTAATACAAGAGAGACAGAGATTGATAACTGTAAAGATACAGCAGCTTTAGTAACTCTTTATGGATCAACAGAAAAAGATGGTGTTGTAACACCAAACATGACACAATATCCAGACGATCCTAACGCTTAGATTCCTGCATTTGTCTTGTCATTATACCCATAGTGACGTAGAGAGGTGATAAGGCTACAATAAGCAGTAATACAAGCACACTTGTAAAAGAAAGTGCTTTTAAAATTGCAAATTTTATCATGTTTCAAAAAATTGCTAACATTTTGAGTATTGTCTCATTTGTAATGGTAACTTCTGTTATTGGTGGAGGGTACTTTGGTTACAAGTATGTAACTTCACAGCAGTTCCAGACAAAAATGATGAATAAAGTTCTAAAAAATGTACAGGGACTTATGCCGTCTATGTTAAATCAAAGAATACCAAACACAACTGGTGAATCTATACCATTACCATTAAAGTGATTGGAAATACCACAGATTGTTATTCCTGATATACCAGTAATACATATACCTTCAACAAATCAAAGTTTAAATATAGCCCTGCCTAAGATTGACATGGCTGGCTGTACAAAAGCCCACAGAGATGCCTCTGTTAAAAATACACAAATTATATTTGATGATCCGAATGGAGCTTATTATAGCTGTCCAGCAGGGCATAGAATCCCATCATATGTACCCATAAACTATGACCCTAAAAAATTAGAATATATTGAAGAAAGTAAACCACAACCAATAAATACACCACCACCGCCACCAAGAGAAAATCCAGAAATTCCACCTAATAAAGAAAATAATATTGTTTTATTAAAAGATTGCCCTGACCCTAATTCCAATAGAAGAATTGGAGATTATGCTAATGATAAGAAACTAGAGAGGATTGTTGGTTTTGAAAGAAATAGCGAAGGTATCTGCCAAGCCATTTATGAACCAGTCCCTTTCCGAGAGCAGTATATACCACCAGTTAGCATTATTATTAATACTGCTGTTATTGGTTTGGTCGCTGGTGGCTCTGCGGTTCTTGTTCCTATAATTCAAAGTTTAGCTAAGACAGCCATTAAGAAATTAGGTAAAAAATTTATAAAAGAAACTAATCAGGAATAATTTTATGAGTATGAGGAATAACTTGATTTGGCTTTGGCTCTAAATAAATATCAGCACATAAATTAAACCATGGACTATCTTGATGCACTCGGACACCATTTGCCAGCAACGAACCACATTCCCGAATACGAGCTATCTGCCAGTCTAGACGCTTATTTTCTAATATCTGTTGTTGCAACTTTACTTGAGTTGTAGCGGCTTCTTCACAAGTAGTCTGCAATGATCTATCAAGAGGGATTGTAAAATTCAAACTAAATCCTGTATTTAGTGCATAACTATCCTTGTTTGTACCAGAGTAATTAAGTTGATCAAATAAAACTACCCCTGCATTGTCTGGCACACCATCATCATTTGCATCTGTCTGGTCATAGTAAGGAGTTGTATAGTAATGATCAAAAGGTTTTCTATAGTTAGCACCAAAAGTAATAAATGGAGAGAATGTAAGAGTAGCTCCTTGACAAACAATATTATTTCCAAACTGATTCGTAGTCATATTCCCTGTCAGCGATTGTATAGCCATGTTCGTCACCGAGCCATTATTTGATTGTGAAACAGCATTAGCTAACACCTGAGTTGGTGATAGCAAAATTATTGGGAGAATACTGAGGTACTTGTGATTACACTTTCGCTTTCTATTTGCCTGTTGATAATCGTCATATTTTGAAGCCCTGCACCTTTGTAAGTTTCTGTAAATTGAAAAGCATTTTCTGTAATTTCCCAGTTTGGTTTTGATGAAAGATTTAATCCTGTCCATGTGTACACAGTTCCGTTTACAGTTTCATTAATAGTTGTGGGAGGTGGAGTAATACTGTCACCATCCATAGAAACCCCAACACCTGTAACTGTGTATTCATATCCTGTGGAATAGTCAAAACTGGTAATTGTTTCTGATATAGAAGTAGTGGTATTTGTGGTGCTTGAAACAGTCCCTGTAGTGAAGGCAGGTGTGATGGGCTGTGCATTAACTGGTATGACATAAAAGAACAGTAGCAGTAATAGTTTTTTCATTCATTAGTTAGATGTCACCGAAGTTACAAAACTACCTGTTGTTACTGAACCTGCACCACCTGCATCTAAATCTGTAATTGTATGATCTGAACCAATAGTGACATCAAATCCTGTTCCTGATCCAGCTTCAGTTGATATAACACTACCAAAATTATTAACTTCGCCTACAGCTAAATCACCACTTTGCATAGTATCTGGTTGTAATAATGATTCAGAAAAAGACCAGTTTGTAGCATTTGAATTTATTGAATATTGACCTGAGTCAAAAGTCACAGCACCAGTTGTAGAGTTTACACTAAAGCCACCTAATTCATCACCAGTATTAGTAGTTCCAACATTCGTACCAGATGCACTATAAGAACCACCAAGTCTTTCAACCTGTGTTCCAGCAGCATTAACTTGAATTTGAACTGATGTCATCATGCTTGAAGTGACATCTGCATAGCAAGGAACACTTGATGCGATAAATAGTAAGGGAAGAAGTTTTTTCATAATTTTTTAGTTTGATTTGATTCAACCTGTACGACATCAGGTTTGTTTGTGATTAATTCAATCGGTTGTTTTATTATGATTGTTTGGTAGCCACTTCCGTTGTTAGCGATAGCACCGTTTTCTTCTTCTTTCTTTTTTTTCTTTGCACCTTGAGCAGCATTAACGCTGATGCCAAGTCCGCCCAAGATATTACCTAGCAAACCAGCAGCAAAAGTGCTGTCCACTCTTGGTTGATCTGGTATATCTATCCCAAATAGTTTATTAGGAAGTTTTACATATCCAAGAGATAAAACTAATAAACACCAAGTTAGTATAAATGCTTGTGCAACAGTAGAAACTAAAAAGGTGATTTTTTCCTGATAGTCTGGCTTATCATCTTCTGTTTGTTTTATTTTTTCTGCTGATTCTTTAACTTTTTCTGACATAATTAGAATTTATTAGTCATACTAAGCATAATTGTAAATTAAAGCAATGCCAGAGGTTTATGCAGCTTTAATAGGAGCAGCAGCCACCGCTTTTGTGATGGTGTTATCTAACATGAGTAATAGAAGAGAAAAAACAATTATTGATATATACAACAGATTAAACAAGTTATCACAGGCGGTTAGTAGGTTAGAAGGCAAGATTCAATAATCTTTGGTATGTTTGAAAAAGATAATACAAACTTATGTCTAAATTTCTAGTAAATCTCATTATTAAATTTGGTAGAAGTGAATCTTTACGCAAAGCCTGTTTGTCGCTTTTAAAAGATTTAGCCTCTAAATCAGATAATGATGTTGATGATGCTATCGTCAAGATGATTGAAGAAAAACTCTTTCCAGTCAAATGAAAGATATTATCAAGGCTTTGACTTCTACTTACAGCCTTGAGGGTGAATTTGAGGTGCAAAAGTCTATAACTTTTATACAGAACTTAAAAGACATAGAACTTCTCAAGCCTTATGCGATAAAACTATTGCAGACAAATGCAAAGCAAGCACACTTTGTAAGCACTTCACTTGATCTTATAGCTACACAGCAAGCTTATATATTTAAGTTAGAAAAACGACTAAGCAAGAAAAAAGCGACCCTTTGGGATCGCATTAGGTTTGTTATATTTGGAAAGAAGTAGAGGACTTACTGACTATATCGCTTCATAAAGGTACATGACCTGATTATCAGAGGCTGGCTCACCTTTACTCCTCGAAGGGAACTCAATACTTTTTGCAAAAAAGTTAGTGAGGAACACTAGAGCCATAATTCCACTTTCTAGCAAAAGAGCAGCTTTATTCTCTGGTTCTATCAGAGTTGTCATGCCTCAACTTATGGAACTAAATCCTTTTCCGTAATATCAAACCAACTAGCAGACTCGATAACATTTCCCGTTTCGTGATCTGTTCTTGTTGTTTCACAAAACTCATAAGTTCTTTCAGATTCTGGATGATAAAAAATCTGACCTACATAGGGATTGTTCGGAAAAGTTACTAAGTACATAATCAAAAAGGTAAATCTTCGGGAAGTTCACGCTGGTTTGCTTTGACGTTTACAGTCCTCTCAGAGGCTGGTTTAGGGTTCATGGGTGCAATCTTGCCTGAGTTGCCCCAGAGGCCGCCCCAAAGCGAAAATCCAGTAACCTCATCATAATCTGACTTGCTTTTATAGACACGAATTGTTGTGCCTTCCATTCTGGCATTTTCAGCAGCTTGTTTAAACCAGTTTGCTGCTTTCTCTGCTTCTTCGCAAGAAAAATCCATAATTACGTTTCTTTCTGGTGCGTTTTCTCTATCGCTGTTGTTGTCAACGATTCTTAGTTTTGCGTTAAATGCTGTGTTAGCCATAGTAATTAAAAAGGTTCAATGGGTGTAATGCCGTTTGCTTCTTCCCATGCAAGGACTTTGTGAAGGTCATATCTTACTCTGGGATCTCCGAAAATGGCTTGAAGTTTAGAAAGTTCGTAAAACTCAGGGCCATACCCTTTGTATCTCCACTTTCTGATTGTTTGAGGAGTTTTGCCATATCTTGAAGCCAGTTGCTCTGTTGTAAAAAACTGGCTTTCAGCTACTGTCATGTTGTAATCACCTCTTTTCTAGTTTTGATTAGTTCACAAAGGTCTAAATAATCCTCTTGTGGTATTTGTCCATTAGTGTAACGGACTTCCAAAGACTCAGCACATTTATCAAGTCTTTCTTTGGTGTCAGCCTTGAGGATTGCATCTTTGGCAACAACTGTAAGATTTTGAGTAGAAACTGGAGTCCTATCTTTTTTAGGATTTTTCCAAGCTTTTGTGCGGTCATACAGAGATAAGCCAAACTGAGAACCAAACTGCATAAAAGCCCGCTTTCGTGCATCTGATTCAGCTTCTTTTACCGCTGATTCATGCTTGTCACCAAGATTGACACTTTTGCCTTTACCATGACCAGCACCAACTCCTTCTCTGATGACATTACCAATAGTCACTCTGACTTTTGCAATGTAAGTTACACAGAAATCATCACTCTGCACACAGTCAAGCTGTACTGTCTCTGACTGCCAGCCATCAAATCCAAAGATGCGGTTTGCTTCATTCAGTACATACCAACTTGGTAAATAGGCAAGCTGCATACTGCCTTGCTGTCTGTAATCAACAACCTTTGGATCAATGGGTTGATTGAGTTGTTCTATTTGTTCTTTAGTAAATGTCATAACCATTTTGGGGGTGTAAGTGTTTTGATGCCCTCTGGTTCATAGTTGGTGTAACCTTTCCAGATGCCTGACTCTTGGGCGGCTTTTATGTCAGACAAAGTTTGTTCCTGTAGTTCATAACCACGTTCAATAAAGTGAGGTGACAGTTCATATACTCCCACGCTGAATGGGAATACTTTTTCAACAGCCACAAATATAAACCGCTTTTGGCCTGTTCCTTGAAGATAATGACTACTTTGGAGAAAATACTTGAAATTTACAATAGTTTTAGTAAATGCCTCTGGTGATGCCCCACCTTCACCTGTTGTTTTGAGATCAATGACCATATCATCAATCACATAGTCACAACGGCATTTGCATTGCAAGCCTGTTTCTCTATGCTTCCACCAGTAAGACTGCTCTGCTAATCCTCTGGTATCTCTCAGGGTATCTGAGATGATGTATTTGTTGGCAAATTCGTTATTACAAAGAGCCTTATAAATACCAGTAAGAGTATCCATTTCTGGAGTTGTAAAAGTTTCAATGCCTTTTTCTTGCAAAGCAAGTGCTGTTGCTTTACCAGCT